TACCGCAGCACATAGGCGCAGCGTTTGAGGTTATCGGCTGCTCAAGCTCATACCTGATATTGCAGCTTATGCACTCATACTCATACATCGGCATCGCGTAAATCCTCCATTAGTACTATTCCCATAACACCGCATTTAACGCATTGGAGCGACTTAACGTACGGTGGCAGGTTATCGGTTACGACTCGCTCTATATGATCGGTCATCTTGGCACATAGCCGGCATTTAGTTTTATACGTCGCCATAATTAGACCTCTTTAGATATTGCATCTCAAATAGATTAGCTCGAGGTACCCAATAGTTATCCTGATACGTGTGTTTGTATCGAGGTTGCTTGGCCATATGCACGGGCATCCAACCTAACAAATGATAAACCGGGCTAAACCCTGTAACTAATATAGCTACATCGTTAGGCCTACCCGGTCCTCTATTTTGTACGATTAAATGCCCGTTAGCGTGTTTGGTCCATTTGACCTCGATATTCTCGCCCACATCTGCCGTATCGTGAGCGTTATCAATCGCCGGTATAAAGCCATAATCGCCAAAATAGTTAGCTACCGCGATCTCTGCGGCTGCACTCTCTGACTCTTGCCATACAAGCTCGTGCCAGTTTTTATAGGCTTGACCAAAATTACTCGCATCGGTCGGATCGGCATTACGTATAATCGTGCGTTCTAGTCCCACACGATGGGCGGTAATTTCCTGCGATCGATCGAGTATTACTTTCGCTACGCGCGACATTGTGCACATAGCCATAAAACTACCTCGCCGCTAACATCTCGTACATCAAAGCCGCCGAGTGCGGTATGCCACTTAAAGCACTCATCGCATTGTTTGGCCGCCACTACGGTCATATCGCCGTTATCGTGGATAGTCGTAGCTAGTCCGTCTTTAATAAAGGTTAGCTCGCTCATAGCTTTAGACCATCCTCGCATCGTTTACAAAATGCAACGACCAAACCATCCTCGCGGACATAATCGTTTATATGCGTATCGTTATCGCATTTAGAGCAATTACCCGAGCCTCCATATCCATCGAAAGAGTAAATATGGCCATCGGTTGCCCGGTAAATATCTTTAGGGTTTATGGTCATACTTGAGGCTTCCATTTCCCGTCGGATCCGAGTACGTGCCAATAGGGGTTACATTGATTAGCTCTAACTCGCTCGGTGCACTTATAAGCGGCCCACGGTTTACCCGTTGCTTTAGCCGTGCCCTCAGCCCACACCATCGTACCGTGAGCACATCGAGGGGCCTCAGCTACTAACTCACCGCCGAGGCTTTTACCGATCTCTAGGATGCTACTCGCCATTGTGGCCATATCCTCGATCGAGGCCTTTGTACTCCACGGGTCCGAGTCTGCCGGTAGTGTCTCGACCTTTTCCATATCCTGCGCGGTAGGCCGTGAGTTATGCTCAAGGCTTGGCGTTAGTAAGCCTATGCAACGGCCATAAGCTGAGGTAATCGTGTCCTCGATAAACCATTTTTTCATATTGTTTGGATAAGTCGAGACGTTACCAAAAGCGTAATCGACGGCGCTAGGTAGATGATCCTCATACTCGCGGTACGCCTCAGCTTTAACGAGGATCGTGCCTTTAATAATATCGATGTCCTCGATATAGGCGATTAACCTGCCGGATGGAAACTCTAATCGAAAGCGCTTAATACGAGCGTTTACGTCCTCGTAATTATCTAAAAACCCCATTAGATTAGCTCCTTATCTTTCAGAGCTTGAGCGATAGCGCGGCCGCGTACAAAGCCCTCGCCGTGCCCTTGTCGGTGTCCTATTGAGTAACCAATTACCATAAACATAAAGCCCATACCGCAGGCTGCCAAACCGATCAATATATCTAAACTATTCATTACTTAGCCCTTTGTTAAGGCCGATCAAGCTACTAACCGAGTAGCCCTCTCAGCGTTTGTAGTATCAGTATGAGGGCTTTTTGTCCGAATTAAAAGCGTATAGCCTTTTGGCGTGTCGCTACTTGGCTAGTCGATCCTCTAACAAAATCTCGTAGATACGGTCCACGCGCTGCTCTATACGCTCAACGCGCCCGGCTAAGTTATGGCCGCCGTTGCCGTCCGGCTTTAACTCGGCTAGATAGTACTTAACCAAATGGCGGACGAGCCCAGCTCCTAGCCCCAAAATAGTAAAACTCCCGAGAGCAATACCAACTACGAGCTGAGCTCTTTCCATTACTTAGCGCCTACGCCTAATTGCTTCTCCGACGGTTGCAGCGCTTTTAGTAGTGGCCCGATTAGCCCGGCGATAAACGCGTTAGCCAATACTTTATAGTCTGTAATTCCGGACATATACAAAGCCGCTACGGATGCGAGGGATGCTCGACCGTATGATTTTGCCGCCGCTATTGCTTGCTCTTTCATTTGTTGCTCCTTAGTGCCCTTAAGGATTTATCTAACTATAAACCTAAACTAGCGATTAAGGCTTTAGCCTTGCTTGCCGATATCTCTACCTCAAAGTGCATATCGTCCGGCCTGCTCTTAAAGTCGCCGCCCCACTTAAGGCCGTATTTTTTAGCAAGGGCTCTAAGCATTGGGATTTTCTCAGCCGGGAAAGTGCCGGCCTTTCCTAGTGGATGCTTAGTCGCATTTAGATCGATGGCCGTCCCGGATGAGTGGCACGATAATTTTGTAGGGTTGCCTCGCACCATACGGTAGGCGTAGCCCCAATCGTCAAACGTGCCCTCATCGATCGGCTCGATTAGCTCGTGAAACTCCGCAGCGAAGGCGGCCAAGAGAGGCCCAACACTCTCGGCACACCTAAGCTTACGATCCGTACCCTTTACGGGGTAGGACTTTATTTTAATCTCGGCCGGATCTTTAGAGGCCGGGTAGCCGTTATAGCTAGTCTCCATTTACAACCACGTGCTCATCGTTAGTGCACTCCCATTTTTTTAACTCATTTAGTAATAATTCATTATGTCCGCAATTAGGGGATGGAGCTATAAAAGCATCATCAACCGGATCATATGTATAACCGATACCTGCAAAATTAAATCTAATTGTGCCGTTATAAGACGTTTGTATCCATGTGCCACCCAAGCCTAAATCATTAGCTAAATAATCTGCTCCGCGATGCTCTAAATCATTACTAACGACTAAAACATCTGTAACTATATTGTTTTCTATTTTCGCAAAATGTGCCATTAGATCGTCACACTCCCGCTACCTGTCCATGCATAATAAGTTATGCCACCGCTTACTACTCGAGTAGGACTACCGGTAGTTGCCGTTGCCGTGTAAGTGCCTGCGAATTGTAAAATTACTAAACCTGATCCGCCATTACCACCATTTGAGCATCCGCCTCCGCCGCCTCCGCCGCCGCCCGTGTTTGTCGTGCCGTTTCCACCGACAAAAGCGTCATCTACACCTGTATTACCGTTAGCGCCAAATCCTCCGCCGCCCGAGCCACCCGACGAATTACTACCCGATAGACCAGCTCCGCCTCCGCCGCCGCCAATAAATCCACTTACGCCCAAACTTAGAGCATTTAACGCCGTTGAGTACGAGTTAGTGCCAGCTCCGCCGTTTCCGGGTGCGGTACCTGATCCGCTACCTCCGACGGCACCAGCTCCGCCTCCGCCGCCCGAGCCAAATGTAGATGAGATAAATGCACCGGGGCCACCGTCATTACCTTGACCTGCCGTGCCTGTACCGACCGCACCCGATCCTCTACCTCCGCCGCCCGAGCCACCGTTTCTGTTTGGATTGTCTGCAAGTCCACCGCTCGTACCAGCTCCTCCGCCAACCGCAGCAGTAAAAGCTCCAATACTACTATTACCGCCTACTGTTGGATCGGTAGCTCCGGAAGGCGATCCATCACCTTTAGCACCGCCGGCACCTACGGTTATAGTATATTGTTGATTTTTCACAAAACTATTATTAAAAAATAATACTCCGCCTGCTCCGCCGCCCGAGCCCGGTATATTTCCGCCAAAAGTACCACCACCGCCAGCACCACCGGCGACTAATAAAACATCAACAGAGACTCGAGGAGTAGATGCAATAATTCCTAGTATCGGACTCATTAGCTTAAGTCGCCCACAATTAAAAACTCACTTACGCCGATACAAATAACGGTAGCGGCGGAGTATTGTGCTCTTAATTTTGGAGCCGTCGAGGTAGCACCTGTTGATCTAATCGTGACTCCTGCACCTTGACTAAAAGTAACCTGTCCGGCTCCACGTTGATAAGCATTTATTTGTTGGCCAATACTAAAAACGGATGGAGGTACTGTAACCGTAATAGCACTAGCATTATTTAATTCTACTAAATCATTAGAAGCATCGCCAATAGCAAGAGTATAACTCGTACCGGTTTGTGCATTAAGTCCTAAAGTAGTAGCTACTGTTGAGTCAAAGCCAATATTTACCGTACCACTTGTACCTCCGCCCGTAATTGGGCTAGTTACTGTTACGCCCTCTATATCACCGGTAGCACCCGAGGCCGCCCACGCGGATCCCGTGTAATACCATAAGGAGTTAGTATCTTTTGTAAATGCAAATTGTCCCTCTTGAGGCGCGGTAATAGCCGAGTTACGCGCTGCCTCACTTGCGAATACGTTAATACCCTGCATGAGGTAGCCGTTTACGTCGCCGGCCGTTAATACCTCACCGGTTGTAAAGGTCTTAAAACCTAGACCAGCTGCCATCTCTTGCTCCTTAGTATGCTAATACGGAGGTATCGAGCACTCCATATAGTGATGAGTCTAATATAAAGCCGTCGATAATCGGCTCTAGTGTTGTAAATGTCGTTTTCCATGAGTTAGGCGTAACACGGTGTACTACGCCAAACACTTGTAAAGTCTGTTGCAGGGTCGAGTTACCTGGCTGATTAGTCGTAACCTCTACCGGGTCAAAAAAATCTAAACTAAGTGCGGCTAATATGCCATCGTTATAATCGTCCATATATAGATCAAGCTCTACGGCATCGCATCGAGTGCGGGTCTGTTTACGGCTTGCTACGTAGGCACGTGCATAATCGAGCGCGGCTTGGTCGGTATCCATAACTAAATTAGTTTGGTTATATGAGTGCACAAAGTACTCATCGATAGAGTCTTGATCTTGCGCGAGCTGAGCCGTACCGCCAATCTTAGTAATAGAGGCCGAGTTATAAACCTGAGTATCATCTAAGCGCCATACGGCATTAAAGTAATTTATATCGGTGCCATCGTCATTAAATCGAGTCACCGGGAAAGCCTGAGAGTCTATGCAAAAGGCGCGATCCTTAAGCTCTACCGATCCTCGAGCGTTAATATAGATAGCGCCGTACTCTGAGATGGTAGCGGTTTGTAAAGCGTTAAGAGCGGTGCGAGGGTTACCCGGGTCTGCCTGAAAAATAGTGGAGCCGTATTGGATCTCGCGCATAGATGGAGGCCAAGCGATCTCGTCGAGTATGGCGTTTACGCGCTCGCCCGGTAGGTCACCTGCCGCAGCTAGAGTAACCGTCGATATCTGACTATTTTGGAAAAGTCTAAAAGCATCTACCGCCGTGATAGTTGTATATACGACATCGGTAGCCATCTTAGGCGTAGTAGTCGTATAGCTAGTAATAAAGCCGCTAAATATTGGATACTCGACACCCTCATACGTAGCCGTAATTGCTACCTTACGCATAGGAGTAAGTAAGCCGTAATAAGGCCCGGCCGCATTTTGAGGATTAAAGTCGCCATTTTGATCCACGATACGGAGAGTTAGCGTACCTGTTTGGAATACGTCCGCTTGTGCGTTACGGCCTCGCATAGTTGTAATACCGTCTACTTGATCCGATACGTCTACGATCAAAGCCTCAGAGTCTGCAAGGATATTGGTACCTAATTGACCCGTACCTAAGATCATCGCTTGAGCAAAAGCCGGACCCGTAGAAAAGTTAATAATCGCGTTTACTGTAGGGACGGTCATAGGATGCCTGCCGTAGTAAGTGGATCTCCGTCGCGGTTAATCTTTTGGATCGTATCTTGTAGCAAGGTACTAAACTCATCCTGAGACGCGATAGCGCCGGCGTTGATAGTTATATTGTAAGCGCGCGCGGCCTGAGCTGCATACCGTGCGCCGCTTGCCGCATCTGAAAGAGTAAGGCCAGAGCCTAAACCTTGCATGAGTGAGCCCTGAGCTACCGCATTAGTTAGCGATATCTGAGAGAGGCTTTTTTCATAAGCATCTTGAGCCTGAGCCGCGTAACGTATACCGGATATCTGCGCCGGTGTGAGTGCCGTAGCTACACTTACGGGCTCTTTAGCTAGTGCTATCTCAGCCTCGCTCGGTGTCATCTTTTGGATAGCGGCCGTATTAGGGCTAGGACCTGCACCGGCTTTAGCCAAGGCATTTATATAAGTCTGTAGAGCTGAAAGGCGCGCATCATCTGCGGCCTTTTGTGCTCGTGCTACTCGATCAATCATCGATAACTCGGCTTGCTCGCGTAGTAATACCTGAGTCTTTAGAGCGTTTGTTGTATTGCTTTGAGCTGCAAGGCGAGCGATCTCGGTTAGTTGTATCTGAGTGCGCTCTGAGTATTGCTCTTTTTCGGCTAACTGACCAGCTGCGACGATAGCGGCGTTGTACTTACCAAAAGCCGTCTGTCGTGCTAACTCTTTATCGCCCTCGGCCATCTTGCTATCGTTAATAGCTTTAAGCTCTGTAAGTAGCTGAGTGTTAATAGCGTTGAGAGTTGCATCGCTAATCTCTTTGATGCCGGCTAGTTTGGCTAAATCTGCGTTTTTCTGAAAAGCTGCTAACTCGCTAATTTTCTTGAGAGCGAGCTCGCCGTTATCGTCCTCAATAGCCATAAGCGCCTCAAGGCGCAGGCGTGTATCTTTGTCATACGTAGCCTGTAATGCAGCGGCAATAGATATACGGTTAGTATCAAATACGGCCGCAGCCTTTGATAACGAAAGTTTATTTTTCTCCGCTAGTGCTGCCTTTTTTAAGAGAGCTAATCTTTCTTTTTCGCGCTTAGCCGCCGCAGCCGCAGCCGCTGCGCGCTCTTTCTCAATTTTAGCCTGATAATCGGTAGAGCCCGATATCGTCATAGGGGTAGTAAATGGCTGAGGTTTTAGTCTATCTTCCTTGCCTAAATCTTTTATAAACTTAAGATAGGAAATATTATAAACGTACTCCCAATCTTTGCTATCAAAACCCGGGATAGTTTTTAATTTTTCGGCTAATACTCCAATACCACGAATAACATCGGCTGTATTTAGAGCGGCTTTTTCCATATTTGCAGCTAGGGTAGCTACGGAATTATCCTCGCCCAATCCGGATAAAGCATCTACTAAACCCTTACCGATAATCTCTTGAGCATTACCTGCCGCCTCTTTGAGTACGCGCATTTTCCCGGAGTAAGTCTCTAGCTCTGCGGCTCCTGCACCGGCAAAAGTCTTAGTAAGGAGCGCGACGGCATCATTAAAATCTAAAGTCTTTAGCTCAGTTTGTGTAAGGCCTAGATTATATTTTCTTAATCCCTTTGTATTGCCTACGACCGCCGCTGATAAATCTTGATTAACGGTAAGTAAATCTTGCCCCGATCCGGCCGCTACGTCGAGCGAGAGGTTGAGTAGATCTTGAGCCTTAGCCGTATCTCCTGTAACGGTTACTAGCTTTTGGAAAGACTCGCGTAAAATCTCGCCCTCATAGCCAAACTTGGCGGATATATCGCCGAGGTTTTTCTCAATAGCTGCCGTATCAAAACCTAACCCGATATTTTTTAATACCATCTCGAGGCGCTTGGCGGACTTCTCATTTTCTGCAAAAGCCTTAACGGCATTTTTACCGTAGGCCAACATAGCCGCAGCGCCAAAAGTAACGCCCAGAGTTTTAGCTACGCTCTTTATGCCTTTCTCAAAGCCGCCTAATTGCTTTTGGCCCTTAGCTAAGGCTTTACCGTCCCACGTAGATACGGCACTTACGACAAGGCTCGGTAAGTTTCTCATTATGCGGCCTTAGCGTAACGGCCTTGATTAAAGGCGGCGATAGTATTTTCTATAGCTTTAATTACTGAGGCCTGTACCTTGCCTTGATCCTCGGCCCACGCTCTAAAGATCATGCGGCCGCGCATCTCTCGACTATCACCGTAGAGAGGTCCCATACGGCTAACAAAATTAGCACCGGCTCCGGGGTTATTAGATTTACTCTTAGGGGATCCGCCCGGGTTAGTACGTCCCGCGGTTTCATAAATAGCACCGGATGCGGATTTATTAGCGATGTAATACATAGCTCTAAAGCCGTTTTTATTACGCTCACTTGGAGCCGCTGAGTAATAGATACCTTTCCGAGCTGCCTCGGCATCATAAAAAGGAAAACGGCGTAGCTTTCCCTCACTATTAAAAGTACGAAATGCAGAATTACGAGCCGTGATCTTTCTACCGGAGGTACCCTCGTCCCAGTTATAAAGCCCACCCGGCGCGGCCGTCGGTGCGTAGCCTCGAGCCTTATCGCGTATCGGGATCATAATTCCCTTAATCTCTTTATTCATCTCTTTTAATAGCTCGGGATCTACTTTACGGATCGCGCGTAGAGTCTCTTTATACCCGTCTAGTTTTACGGACATTTTTAGACTCCTCCGCTTGCTCGTTTAATACTTTTACTAACATCTTAAACATCTCTACATCGAGATCTAGTACCGCTTGAGGCGGGATCCCTAACCGTATTGATAGTTGCGCTACCAAATGAGTTAGAGAGTCCCGCCCTAGCTTAAAGGCTCGTCGTCTAATACCTCGACTCGAGTTAATGTATCTAAAAACTCAGGGCCAAAACTTTTTACGGTTTCGCCGCTAGTCCTAATACACTCCCAAGCTAACCAAAATAAATCGGTCTGCTTTTCATCGTCACGAAAGGCTTTATGAAAACCTTTTTTTGCGTAGAGCTCAAAGGCATACTCGATACGTGGAGTAATTTGGTGCTCTGTTACTTCCCCGGTAGCCCTTGTTATTTTGAGTCGTGCCATTGTGTGCCCCTTTTCTATTTTGTTATGGAGTTGTGTCTACTACGATTACTGAGTTGCAGGTGAAAGTAATACTCTGAGTAGAGATATCACCGACGGCCCCGTTAATATCAGTAGTATTATTAACTAATACTGTTGTTTGATATTCAGGGTTAGTAGCTGAGACAGTTGCGCTAGTCTGCTTAAGTGTTAGAGGTACTGTTGTACCCCAGGCACCCTGCAAAGTAGCTAGGACTTCACCGGCTGCGGTGTCGTTTAGAAAATCTAGCGTAATCGTTGAGGTTTCTAGGCCCTTAGTAAAACGTCGAGCGTTATCTCCCATGGCCGTTACCTCGAGCTCCTCGAATACACGGTTAATAGTTGCGCTAGTTACATGATCTGAGAGATCGACCGAGTTAAGGGTTACGACCACTCCATTACTTAAGAATATGGCCATGTGCCTATTCCTCGCTTTCGGTTGTAGTTGATGTTTCGATTTTTACTTTTGCTACTTTGACCGGTGCAGGCTCGTCTACGATCTGCCCGATCTTTCGCAAAAACTTTAGGTCATCCTCTGTATATGGCATTAGTTACTCCCAGCTCGTAAGTATTGAGATAGTGATATCAGTAGTTAATAGATCGCCGCTTTGTACGGTTAATACGCTAGGAGCGCTTACCGGTCCGATATTCATAACGATAGATGAGGCCGCTAACTTTTCATACACGGCGCACACCATGCTTTCGATCCCTTGTAAATTGCCTTGGTTATCGTACATAGGCACATTACAAATGATGCGAAAGGATGCCATAGGCGAGATATTGGCGTAGTCGTTATTACTCGGTGTTATGTAAGGATCTGCCGGGGACACGATTACGCTATTAGCCGTAATAGTTGCAGGTGGATACGCGTAGGTATTCCATACGTTCGCATTAGCTAAGGTCGCAGCTAGTGAGGCTCTTAAAGTAGTAATAGGCGCGGTCATTATCCGACCATCGCATTAGGGCTCATATATCCGGCAATAAGGCCGCGGATCTTACCGATCATAGAGTTACCCATACGGTAAGGGCTAGGGCTAAAACCATCGATCGATACGCCGCCCGTTTGGCTAACCTGCCGGGCCTGCCAAATATCGACGGCCAAAATCATCGAGGCCTCTCTTACGGCCGGAGTAGTCGCGTAGGTGTTTGTCTTTGTGTCTGCCCCTATTGCTTGGCCATAAGGGAGTACGCGCGTAAAATTAGCGTTAGCTGCCGTTTTAGCAAACTGTATAAAGCTATATCCATTAGGCCAATTAAACGCATAGTTATTAAATGCTATCGATGGTAATTGAGTAGTCGTACCGGCCGTCCACGGAATAGTCCCGGTAATTGTGTAGGTACCGTTAAAGGTTGAGCCGCATCCACTCAAGGTTACGGAGTCGCCCGTAGTAAATATTCCGGGGTTAGCGATCATTACGGTAGCTACGTTATCTTGTAGGGCCGTGCCGACTACGGGTGCAGAGTCAAACCATAAAAACTGATTGATGAGATCCTGCGCGGTTTGGCAAACCTCCTCCACGGTATTAGATGAGTATAAATTTTCGATACCGAGATTAGCGCGTAACTCGGCCTCGGTTACGTATGTAGCCGGCATCTTTTACTCCTCACTTAAAAAGGGCCGGTAGGGCTCAAAGGGCTAAGAGCCCTACCGACTATTAGTTTTTTTGCTTAGTTAAGATTAAACTTAACGATACCCTTAGGCATTTTCGCAATAGTGGCCATGTAACCGTAAATGGCTACCTGTACCTGTAGGTTTGATACTACGTTTACTGACATATACGCCGTAGGTGATTGGTAAACCGTAAATGCTTCCGGTGCCAAAATAACCGCAGAGTCATCGATAGTAGTAGTAGCGGTAAAGTTTTTATCTACATAGAGATCGAGTCCGAGTACGTTGCCTCGAATAGATCCCGGTTGCACCAAGCCGCCTGCGTTCATTGGCTGAGATGCTGAGTAGATTGGTCGCCCGGTAGTATCTGTAGCGCCCATAAGTAACTGCCATTGTGATCCGTTGGCGATGTAGTTATTAGCAAAGTAACCCGTAGCTTCGTAAACCTTACGAGCTGAGTCTGAGGCAAACTCGATAATACCTGCGGAGTCTGCATCGCATCCGGAGCTATATTGACCAGCTGCGATAAGTGCGTTTAGTACTGTTGTATCGAGTGTCTTTAAATACGCATTTTGGAGCTGATTAGTTAATTCAGCATAAAAATTCGGATCTGACCGCTCAAGCAATTCTACGGAAATCGTATTCATACCTGCGTACTTAGATACGGTACCTGTTAGGTAAGCCGTCTCCATCCCGGTATTTTGTACCGCTCCGGCTTCTGCCTCAACGGTTACGACAGGTGCTACGCCTGTACCGCCGCCGGCTGAGGTAACGAGTGATGGGACGTTAATAGTCATACCGTTAGTTGGCAAAACTCCACGGCTGCAAGCATCGATAGCCGGTGTACCAAAACGAGTATTGGTTGGGAATTCCGCTAGGTACTGAGTAGGTGAAAATGCAGGGTTTGTAGCAAAGCTATCATCGGCTGCGGTTACGTAAAGCTTTGAGTCGTCATTACCTAGAGCTGCCTTAATCTTGTGCTCTGTATAAGCGCCCATAGATGTAATAGGTGTACGTACTCGCTGAGAGTCTAGTACTGACGGACGGATGATCTTACGAGCGGCTTCGACTTTTTCAGCCTCTGCCGGTGCATCTACCGGAGTCTCCTCCGGTGTATTTTCAGGGGCTGTAGTCACAGCTTCCTCGCTTTCGGTTTCTGTTTCGACCTCTACGATTGTCGTAGAGATAGTTGTAGTTTTTTCTTTTGTACTTGTAGCTGCCTCAAGCGCTGCTCGAGCGGCTGCAATATCAGTTACGGAGGCGCTAGAAAAGGCCGCACTCTCGACGAGGCTAACCTCTTTGAGGACCGCCGCCGTCACTAACAGGTAATCGCCCATTGGCTTAGAGGCCGTTACATCGACCCCTACGGATAAGCCGCTTACTAGGTTTTCCTGAGCTAATACGAGCGCATCTTGTCCTCGAGTGCTACTCGAAAGCTTAAACGATCCGTACACGCCCTCCGTTGAGTCGCTGAAACTAATTGCGCGACCGACCGGCTTATCGGCTTGATGTTGCATAAGTAATTTAATTTGTGAGGCCTCGGCGTAAGTGATTGAGCCGCGCTCAAACATAACCGGGCCTGCACTTGTAAAACCGATCTCGCCATATGGTGCAACGAGTCCGGAGATCATCCGGCGCTCGGTATCGGCGGCCTGTATCTCTTGGCTAAACGTTAGTAGCACTTGTATCTCCTAGCGGTGTTAGTTGCTCCATTTGTCGGGCTTGATTTACATCAATTAAATCTAGGTTTAACATTTTCTCAATGATATCTAAACGATCTTTAGCATCTACTCTTAAGAAAGTATCATCGACGGCAAAGCGGACCTGATTAGATCCGTTTGTTATATCGTTCATCGATAGACGATCCTCAATAGCTGAGATGTAAGGCTGCAAAGAATAAGCTACAAACTCTTTACGACCGTCTAAAATATTTTGGTAAGTCATTGAGTTATTCATGTCCGCGCTAATTAAATAACTTGGCACGTTCATCGCGCGGCTAATCTCGGTAGCGAGGTACTGAGAAAATTCAGAGTAGGCCATGTCTTTAGGTGAGAAAGATGTAGGGACATAATCGAGAGTGCTCGTTAAATATGCGGTGCTGCGGTTTTGTCTAGCACTCTTAAAAGCCGCTAGTAGTCCTTGTATCTGTGACTCCGGTAAATCTGCACCGTTATTTTTTAGAATACCTGTAGGCATCGGTGTAGCTGCACTTATCGCCGCTGCCTTTTGTACATCGTAAGCAGCTTTAATAGTCGTACTTGCACTCTGCAATACACCAGGTAGCAAAGATTGGAAAGTAACGAGAGAGCCGATACCGCCCATAGGTACCTTATTACCATCGACGAAATAATCTTGGATTTCTGTACCGTATTGATTAGTCGTATATGTAACGCGATTATTAGCGACCCACTCAAAGCCGGACGGTCTGCCATCATCGGCGTACAAAGATGTAACACGCCAATACGCGACCGAGTAAAAAATTAAACTATCCACGGTTGCAGCGATCGTAAGGCTGCGAGGTTGGCGTATATCCGGCTGCTCTAACCAAACCGGAGAGCCTAACTTTTCGCCTGTAGATTTTTTGTATAAAGATAAATCAATAGATGCGATAACGCCGGCAATTAAATTACGGCAACGTGCAACGCTCGATACTTGTAACGCAAAGTTACGATCGATACCAATTCCGTTATATCCAAAATTACCAGTATTAAATGATCCATAACCGTACGTAGTATCCATTACGGCAGGTGCGTACTGAGCCTCTACCTGAGGTTTCGCAGAGCTCTTAAGCCCTAGAGTTTGGAGTAATCCCATAGGTAGGATTTTCTCAAATTGTCAAGCATAAAACCGATTATGCGCGGCGTGTCTTATATGTAAACCTTAGCCTCGGCCATCGGTTGATTAAGAATATGGACGATCATAGATAA